GTGGAACTTCAGCCAATGTGAGCTCTAACTCCGAGTCGAATTCAATGAGCTTTTGACCTTTGATGAATTTGATCAATTCGCGATATGTTAGATCCGTGCTCTGATGATGATCACTAGTGACGGTGATTTTAACAATCTTGTCAAAATTTGAGTGAACTCCATTTGAATCAATGTCAGAACGCGTATATCTACGGAAGTTCCACTTACGTCTAAAAGTGAAATTCGCAGTTATGACGCGGCGCATGAATGCAGCATATTTTTGTGAATCGTTTGGATACACTTTCTTAAACATAGAATCAAGTGAAGTGGGGTTTGCAGTCATAACAAGTGTCTTGTTTGCTTGTGGCTTCCAAACCCGTTCAACCGCTGCCTTAAGTGAATCTTCAGTAAGTGCGATTTCATCCATGAACTCAAATCCAGGCACATCGTCAAAATAATTTTGCGTGCCAAGAGACGATTTCCACACTCCAGGTGGTCCAAGTATTAAATACATAGGAACCACAATGGCTTGATTGGCAAATGGATCTCTTGCTGGATTGTTCATCAATCGCCGCAACTCTTCACGTTCGTCTTGAGTGAGAGCATTTGGAGTATCAATATCTCCAAATTGAATGTCAGCAAGATTGATTGGCTGTGCCTCCTCTTGAATGATAGGCAAGTTGGGTGGAACAACCACTGGTGGACGTTGTACAGGTCCTTGATTAAGTTGGTCCAACTTTCGCTTGGCAGATCGTTTAAAATCTTCACGTCTCGCTTCTTGTTGCTCATAAATTGATTTAGCAAGTTGGGCAAGCGTGATTGTCTTAGGTTGCCCGTTGTCATCAAGAATTGGTCTGCACTCTCCATTTACGAGCAGTGGTTCGTATAGAGTGAGAATGAGATGACTGTAGTTATCATCTCTGTGTGCAGTTTGTCCACGAGTCGCCTCAGCTTCGTATATTGGATCTTGAACTCTGACGAGAAAATCTCTTCGTCGATTCAGAGCTACGAGATTGTTAATTTTCTGAGACGTGATTATATGACTATCATTTGAGCACAAGAACAAATAGCGAGATGTGTATTTACGCCCTTTGTCTTCGAGATGAGCCATATTGAGAGGCAAATTTTGATCAGTCACGATGGTAAAGATTTCCTCATGATCTTTGCAATCTGTTCGTTGATTGAAATCGTCATAAATGACGATGTCTTGATTGCAATATCCAGACCAGAATTGCTCGTTTGTGCGAGTAAAGCACAACTGGCGTCTTCCTTCACATTCTGGACTTGATAACAAGTCAGAAATGTGCTGACACAGGCGTGATTTCCCTACGCCTGGATTTCCCCACAAATATAAACACGTGGGGTGTTGCTTTCCAGCAACAGCGTCGCAAATTTCATTGTACGCACGTTTAAGCGCGCGAGCTTCCGTTTCCAATGTATTGAGTCTAACGCGCATGTTAGACAAATTTTCTCCTGATTTA